TAGAGATGTTATTCCAACTGATCAAATTCAAGAGCAAGTAATTAATGTACCCGCAAGAATTCAAGGTGCGACAAGATTTGATAATTGACTTTGCTGATTTTTTTTATCATGTAAATATAAAACCAAAATGCTGCAAGATTACGATCCTCTGACAGTTGATCCCGAGTCGAAGCCCGTTGCTTCTGACACTTTGGCTATCAAACCCGAAAACAACACCGATTATAATTCGTCTACTGGTGGTAAAAATATCCGTTTTTACATCCCCCCGTATCTCCAGCACACTCTCATGAGTCAATCTGTTCTTACATTTGAATTACAGATATTTGGAAAGGGAGGTTGCGTACCCTCTTCTTCGGGACATAGTCTGTTCAACATAGTGCGTACGATGGATGGATCAGGATCTCACACATTAGAGGAGTGTTTACAATATTCTAATTTCGTGTCCCAAGTGTTCGATTGTACATCTTCTGAAAGCACAAATGCTCAACGCGCGTTTTTCGAAGGTGCACAGCCAAATAAGTCAATCAGTGACAACCTATATTGGGGCAACGCTGCGACTTGGTATGGCGGAAGTGGGGTGACTTTACCGAATGAAAGTAAAAAGGTGCAAATTGCAATGCCACTTGCAACACATTTCCTTTCGAATCCAGAATATCTCCCCATACACATCATGAACGGTCTTCGTATAGAATTACTTACAGATTCCTATTTGCGTTCCCTACGCTATACAACTGGGTCATTGGCCGTCGAATCTTCGTTTAGTCTACCATCCAATTTGCATATTCCACTCACTATGACGGACATTCCAGCGATCACAGGCCCCCCGGCGTATACCGCTGTGCCCCAGTTGATTATTTCCACTGGTGCAACCGGTTGGGTCGCTGCTGATGAAGGATACATACGCTGCACAGGCACCGGAAGTATTTCTGCTGCTACCGGCGTCTTCCATGTCATCACCGTGGCAGGCGGTGCGCCGACTGTTGTGGAACTATTCTCAACAGGATCTGAGGCTCCGGACGAGACTAATACCAAATGCTTCCAACCAGGAGATGAAGTCACACTCACAAACGCGGCTGGAACCACGGCAACCGTCAAATTCGGTACAAATGTGAATGGAATGGGATATGGACGAAAATCAAATGTGAAAGTCGAATTTGAAATGCAAATTTGCACAGAATCTGATATTACATATACTTCCGGTGATGCACAAATGGGTAAAGCATTCCATTTTGGCGAGGGTAATGTATTATCGCCTTTTAGGTTCGTGCCCGCGTACAATGCGACTTATAAGAAACCATTCCCCGATGACATCAGCCCAGTGGAAGTTGGGGACATCCTTCATATGGAAAATAACGACGGAACCGATCCAATTACGCTTGGGCTCGTCACTGGCTTGTGTGCTAGACAAGGCGGCAGGTATACCATTAAGTTCAGCCCGAATGTGAAACTATCGAAAGATGACGCATCGGAAGATCATAAATTACTCACAAAACCATATTCTCACAACGATGTCACTGGCAACACGGTCCGAAACGGTATCTCCATCTTTGTAAAGGGATCGGACAGAATTAACGGTGCGTCTACATCGAATTTTACAAACCTCGCTAACGCTTTCCCTGAAGCTCGAGCAGCAGCGGTTGAACAAATCAGTTACACCATCTCAAATCTTCAATATCAAGTTAAAAGAGCATTCCTTTCCGAAAAACAAGTCCAAAGTGAAATACGGGCAATCAATTCCAACTCGGGTATGGTTGTGGACATTCCGACCTTGTTCACACAACAGACGAATGTAGTCAAGATGTCTGGTCCGACATCCTCTCTGATTTCAGTACCAAATCTAACAAAATGTCTTAGTGTATTGTCTGTGCCTCTTGCACAATCAAAACAATACGATTTGCGGTACGATGCGTTTGCTGGTATCGTCGATGACGCAGAAAGTTACTTTTACCAAATTGGTGACACTCTCGAGCCCGAACGGCCTGTCGATTTAAGCGGGTACGACGGTAATAATCCACTGTGGAGTGTACAACACGCTCTCGAGTTTATTAAATCAATGGAGAGTGCCGGTTATTTTCCAACAAACATCACCCGTTTGGCCACACGCTTTGCAATCGGCCGTGCGTTCGCTCGTAGAGGATCGTATTTCAATTTGATGGCCGTTGGTGACCTCTCACTTCGTGTAAACTACGGAGCCAGTGTTGCACAAGATAAATTATTCGTCCATTACATTTCACATCTCCGTCAAATTTTCGTCAACAGAAATGGTATGCAAGTTAGCAATTAAGACAATTAAGATTTTTAAACGAGTCTGCATAATTTTTTTTGATATGTAATAATAAAACTCAAACCATGGATCCGGAACAGTTGATGACATTCAGAAAACAAAAGACATTTCTGACGCCAAATAACGCACCCGATCAAGGTGTGTATCTATCCACTTCGTCTCCACAGATTAATTTTGTTATCGCAAGCACGCCTGGAGCGTATATGGACCCCAGAACTTTGCGTTTACAAGGTAAATATCGCATTGTCTCTGATACGACGAATACTTTGCCTCAAAATATCACGGATGGTTCTGCTGCGTCTGCGACTTCGGGAGTAGGAAGCAATCCGTTTTGTGGTATTGCAGGGATCATAGATCAAATTAATATCAGCACCGGCAATTCTAGAACGATTGAATCGATCCGTTCATATAATTCATACCTGGCTACTACGCGCCCGTTTTTCACATCAGCAAGTGATGTAAACAACGGAGGGAATCTTTACGACGCTACATACCAAATCAAGTCTACAACCAATGCCTTGACAACGAATCAAGAAACAGACTTTGCCATTCAACTCAGAACAGGATTCTTTCATAATAACATAATTCCCATCTCTGAAAAAGGGACATCGGGCTGCAGTATTCAAATTTCTTTGTGTCAAAATAACAACCAAATTCAACCCTTTTTCGTTTTCGACCCCTCTGCGCCTGAGGGCAGTCCGATCTTGTCAACTACCGAGTTTAGATTTGAAGTTTTCGATTTGGCGTTGACTTTTGACACATTAATTGCCTCGTCATCGCTTTATTCAAAGATACCAAGCACTGGCGTTTTGCAGTTCAACACGGTGTCTTCTATTGTATCTACTTTGTTAAGCTCTGACGAAACCAAAAACTTTAATTTCGGGACTACCAATACCCTTGCAGTTACCCATTCCATGATACCGTCGATACATCTAAACAATAGAAAAGTCGATTCTCTACGATTATGTCAACCCGAAAACGGTGCGACCGTCAATGGAAAGGGAACTATAGCTCCGGTTACAGCTGTAACTTATATGAAGAGTGGCCGTATGTTCCCATACGATTATGAACTCTCAAGTCCCGATCAAGCTCTGAATAGACGCCCATCGGCTATGATTATCGAACCTGCACAAAATTCCGTTTCCTTGTACAATAATGAGGATTCTATGCTTTCACCATGCACATTTTTGGGATTGACATCTGGACGCCTGAATTTGGTGAAAAATATCGCTCAACCATACCCTTGTATATCGGATCCCAATAGTCTCTATATTTTGGGGGTTCCTATGGATTCTGCAAGAACTGGTGTTTCATTCGCTCGTGATAACTATTCTGTACGCATAAAATCGGGACTTGATCAACGATCGCCCATGACATTGTTCACTTATTGTTTAGCCAGAAATCTTGTTCAATACAGTCCTGCTGGTATTCAAACTCTGGAATGAAAGTCCGGAAAAAAATTATATATTACTAAATAAAACAAACCAAGATGGCAGAATTGGAAAGAGCGGAAGATCAGGTCTTAGGAAAATCCGAGGAAAAAGAAGCGTTTATGAAAGTGGAAAGTACGATTTTGGAGCCTATTGTTTGCACACAGTCGTTTATACGCTTTCAATTGGCCCCAAAAGGCGTGTTATCGCGCGATAGCATGATTCAGCTTCGATACCACTGCAATTCAAGCGCTGCGGATGCTCAATTATTCCATCCCATCAATGTCGGTATCTCAGCGGCGATTCGTACTGCTACTTTGAAAATCGGCGGAGTTATCGTTTCTAAGCTCGAAAATGTGCCTTACTATCACGCGATGACCAAAGCATACAATTCTCCTGCGTATCGGAGTGGTATAGACAATCATTTACACGGTATTAACAATGTAATATCACAGAACAGCGCGCCAACCACAGAAAGTGGGACCTTTGGCTTAAAGGATGTCGAGCCAATTTCGGCCACCGAAGGCCGTTTGCCGTACACGATGATGATAAGAGAAAAGGGAAAAGGTGGGCCGGTCCATGGTATCTTTCTCAAAGACCTCTTTAGCATTCTCAACGATGTCGAATTACCTCTGTTTTTGCTTGAAAATGCGGGTGATATCTACATAGAACTGGAACTCAACCAGCAGACAAATTCGCAGACAGGAACGGATGTTGGCAATATCGGCGGCGACGCACCCAAGGATGGCCTTGGAACGATTGCGGATTGCATTGCAAAGAGTGGCGTACGCCAAGACATAGACACATCTGTTTCTCTCGATACCGATTCTGTCAAGATGTTTGTAGATCGTCTTTATTTCAACGAAGATATCATGGCAGAAAAGGCTGAATCATTAAATGCCAGCAAAGGTCGTATGATTCAATATGTCGATGTAGTCCATACCACTGCGGCTCTCAAACAAGGACCCGCACCTGCAGTCAATACAATCCAGGCCAAACAACTGACAAATCAAATTGCAGTTTCTGGTATGGATCTTCAGAATCTAAAATGGTGTTATACCGTTTCTAAAAAGGAAACTCTAGGACCAACCGGTCAAGTGAAACAAAAACCATTGTATTCGAGTGATTTTGTTGGAAGATACAAGATGTGGGCAACACCGAAAGCTGATTCGTATAATATTCGTATCAATGATATGATGTTTTATAATACCGAGGTAAGCAACACTGCGTTCAAATGTTCAGAACTTGAATCAATTTACGCAACTCCCGTGGCGCTATCGACGGCATTGTATTCGCAGGATGCAGAAACCGAAAAAACAGGAGCTTACAATGTCAAAACTAATCTCTTCCCGGATACTACATCGTATTTGCTCGCCGGGGGACTTGAATTGAGACAATTGAGCGGAAGTCACCATTTCGCGGGCGCTAATGTCACGGTAGCGTACGGAAATGCCCTCGATGACAGCACACATATAGGCCAAAAGCCAGTTGAAGTCCAACACACCTTTTATCGTAACAAAGACACTAACTATGATGTGACTTTTCTGTATTTTGCGGAAGTAGTCAAAAAGCTTGCGATGAAAGATGGACGCGTAGAAGTGTTCACTTAAATCCACTTATCCACTTCATAATCCACTTGATATTTATTATATTTTTACTAATAATTACTAATAAAATTTAAATAATAAGTGGATAAGTGGATAAGTGGATCTTGTTTGAGCAGTTTGAAAAATTTCAAGAAAAAAAATAATTTTTTTGTCTTCTAAAATACAAACCTGAAAAAATAATCCACTTGATCCACTTATCCACTTCAAAAAAAAAAATTAAATTCAAGGTGGACTCCATTTACATATGGGACATTCGGCCTTTGGTAATTTCAAAATACACGAACTACAAAAACAATGTCCACATACCAACCAAGTGACACAACATTTACATGGTTGTTCGGTACAAATATCACAATGTGGTAATTCTTTTTTTGCCAATGTCATCAAATCGAGCATCTGTTTCTTCATATGATCACCAACAATTAAATTTGAACTTTTTTCAGCTGCCAATGCAATTTCAAAAAGAGATTCGGCTTGATTTCGAGCAGACCGACGAGGCATTATAATATACGATTTATTTTTTTTTAGAATGCACTTGCAACCGTAGTTTGTTGTAGCGTCGCATCAATGCTCGGTGCCACAATTGCTGATTTTTGGGTATTAATTGGTACTTTTGGGTTGGTATCAATCGGTTTCTTTGAAAATGCCTTGTACAAATCATATGCCCCAATCCCAAGCAAACTTAACAATGATAGAGGACCAGCAAGTTCTCCTAAAATACCACCTGTGGCAATCAAACCATCAACCACAGAATCGCCTAATACTGCCCTTGCACCAGTGGAAATGGCTGTGGACGCCGCAGTGGCTGCTTCCGTGGCCGCAGCAGAGGCGTCTGACGCCAAATTCCCAACGGCCCGTGAAGCATCACCCAAAGCGTTTCCTATGCGTCCTCCAGTCTGGGCTATGTTGGTTGAAATTTTACCAACCAATCTTGCGGAGGATGTCATAAGTTGACGACCCGCGGAAACAGCCGATTCTTCGGCGGTAGCACCAGTTCTTGCAACTGTTGTGTCAGCAACGGTTGTATCAGCCACTGGCAAGTTGGTTTCCGGTGGAGGAGCCGACGAATCTATTGCTTGTGAAGATGGACCAAATTCATCTCCATAAGAACCCGCTGGATCTGAAATCTGTTCTCGTAATGGTCGAGTCGATGTCATTTTGTTTGTTCTAGCTTGCATTTCGGTACCACTTTCATCCGGTGCCGAGAGCGGTTTTCGAAAATTTGCAGGATTAGGTCTTCCTGCTCTTTGACTTGCAAATCTTGCTCCAACATTTTTCCTGGCGTCATTGATCGTTTTTAAAGCTCCCGGCACGGCCGCAGAAGCCGTACCGAGATTTATAAGGGACTGCGCTTGATCGCGTTCGTCCATATGCTGATCGTACAATTTCTCGACGCTATCCATTATAAACGATCTTGCAAGTTCCTTTCGGGATCCAACACCTGAAGAATACTGATTGAATGCTTCAAGATATCTATTTTCTGCTGCCATGGTTTGTTTATTATATAAAAACAAATTAAATGATGATGAATTACTGATAAAAGGATCAGCCAATATGCACAAAAAATTAAGAAGAAACAGGAGAAAAAAAATATAGTCTTATTATAAACCTATGGAGGAACCAAGTGAAGATTTGTCTTTACAAACAGACGCGGATATGTTCGAAACGGCAAGCGAAGCAGGCAGACAAAAACGATCCATCTCTGATCGTCAACGCCAACATCTGATGAAAGCACGAGAAAAAGCCAAAGAAAAGGCTGCCGAAAGACGAGAACTTGAACGAAAATACAGAGAAGAAGAAGCGAGACGGAAAAAAGAAGAAGAGGAAAGACAGAGACAACCAGAGAAAGAACCAGAACCAAAAGAAGTGGACGATGATTGGAATAGCGAAGATGAGGATATCGCATTGTTCGAAAACTGGTTGAAACATATGGGTCGGTACAAAGAATTGAAAGATAAACGGAAAAATGCAGCAAAGGAAAAAGAACCGGAAATCGAACAAGAGCCAGAACCACCACAATTACCACCACTACCACCAGCACCAAAAAATCCTTCTCCACAATTGCTAAGATATTCCATGGTAACCAAACAGTACAAAAAGCATCGGGGTCCAAGAGTACGCTAAAAAAAATATTGTTCAATATGTAAAGAAATGGACGAGTATTGGTGGGAAGATTTTCGAAAACGCTATATGACGCCCTTCTTTAAAGAGATTCGACGAAGAACAAATGTATTCGGAAGTTGCAAAACTTTTCCATGTTGCCATTTTCATGCATTGGATTATTTTGATCGTATCACGGATAATATGGACATTAGCGTCCATGGAGGCGTTCCCATTGAGCGATTGCCTATCATTGCATTCACACATCAAGACATTCATCGATACAGAAAGATTGGCGAGATGTATGTAATCCTCTATGAAACAAACGGATATGAACGAATACTTATCGAATCCATTGCAATACTTCACAAACTGTCGTTTCAATATGTAACAAGTTTTTCAGACCCTAAAATCACAATCTGCGTCGTTGCAAAAAAATATCATCTTCGACCACATGTCAAGAAATTATTCTTCGCAATATGTCGCATACGGATATTCCTCAATAGAGTTGTAAATAAACTCTATCGTCCTCCAGATGGAGCTATCTTTAAAAAATGGTTGCAGCAAAGTGTAAATATCCTACCTATCCAAGATTTCCAAAATTTCCAGCCCAATTGATAATTCCGGAGAGGTCTATGGGTTTCTTCGATCGTTTTACTTTTTTTTTGATAGTAATCATAATAATTTCTTCACCTTCCGAGTCAACTTCCGATACAACGATTGGTTCTTCTTTAACTTCTTTCTCTTCATTCTTCACTTCTTCCTTCAAAGCATCCATTTCACGCTGTTTTTTCTGTTCACGAACCAGCTTCGCTTTCTCACGAGCCTTTTTCAGTTTTTCAGCTTTCAAAATTTTCTTCTCTTCGTCCATCTTTTTATTTTAAACAAAATATTTTTTTTCTCATCTACCCAACACAAAAATTTACTAACCGACTAACCAACCTCCTACCTCTTTTTAATAAATTTTGAATTTGAAATTGTATAAAATTATAAGAAATGATCGATTGGAGATGACATAAAATATTTTCCGAATCTCAAAAAAAAAAAGTTTCAAAATCGATTTGAGGTCGGTAGGTTGGTTAGTCGTTTTTTGGTTTTTGTACTTTACTCCATACTTGAAATCATATCACAATTGCATACTTGCATCAACTTCATACCAAGACATGATTGCACATGACCACCCATGCGAAGTGCTTTACATTCTGATTGTGGATCCGGTGGATACTTCTTCAAAAGTCGTTGTTTTTCTTCCCTTTCTTCTTGTTCTCGTTGGCGTCTTTTCTGCTCCATTCGATTCCATTCTTCTTGTTCTTGTCTTTGTAATTCTCGTTCTTCTGCAATTTTGATTAATTCTTCTTCTCTTTCTTTTTTGCGTTGTTCATATTTTCCAGAATTCTGTCGAACGATTTTACCTCTGGCGTATTTTTGTATTCGCATTGCCATTCCAGTTTTTTGATCATCTCCAAATGTTGGAGGAAACTGGTCAGGATTTTCCACCCATTCTTCGAATCGTGAATCCTCAACTTCATCTCGAATAAAATCAACATAGTAATCAAGTAACTCATCATCCTTCAAGTGACATAAACCACAAGTACATCCGTTACATTCTTCACATTTTTCCGTGAATGATACAATCGATTTTTTAGGATTTCGTGATTTGTAATCTTTGATACCTTGTTCGCGTTCTGCATCAAGACTGAATTTGGATCGTAAATATTGAAGATCAATTATAAAATGGTGAGGGCCTGGTTGTTGATTTTTTTCATCCCATGGTCGCTCTTTTCGGATCCCTCCATGTTTCATTGAAATCCAATTTCCAATTGCGGTGGTCATGGATCTTGGTCTCAAGGGTTCTTTGAAGGATTGCATTCGATTGAAAGATTCCAAATGATACAATATTGTATTTTTGTCACGACGCTCCTCATACTCTGCAAGTGATTCTCTTGAATCATATGGATATTTATCTTGCTCGGTCAAATCAATCTCTTTCACATTCCATGGTGTATTTTCACATAAATGAATCAGAAATTTTTCACACAAGGTTCGATTGCGCTTTCTTTCTTCTTTTGCAAAATTCCCAGTGACTTCATTGATTGTATGAAACGAAAACCGCTGTGGACAATCCAGTCGTAAAAGCAAATAAGCATACAAGACTTGCACTTTCTCATCTGCTATATATTGACCAAGACTTGTGTTGTATGTAACAAATTCTTGCGGATCATCAATCCATTTTTCCTTCCAGTAACTACTGCATAAAGTCTGAGCAATTCGACCGCCGTTTTGTTCATCTGGTAATACCGGGTCATTTGCGTCAACCACGAAGCGTGTGTAATTGTGAATCGTTTCCGCTCTTTTATGCATCGCCTTTCGTTCTACGGGATTATCAGTGATCCATACACGCATCGCTCCAGCATCAGATGTAAATTCACTTGCTTTTGGTTCTGCCAACCGACACACAATCTTACCATCACAATAATCAGTTCCATTTTGACCCCATACATCTCGTGCTGGGTGAGAAGTCATACAATAATATCTCATTCCAATAATATTCATAATCATATCGATGCGTTGTCCTTTTCCAATTCGCTTTTGACCGAGCAACCCAAGTAAGATACCAATCTTAATTTCTGGATATTTTAAAGTATGACTCCAATATTGACCTTCAAATTCACGAAAGTTGTCATCAATTAAACGATGAACATGTCTCACAAAGAAGGCACATCCTTTGATGACATCTTCGGTAAAATCTGAAATCTTCATGTTTCGTACTTTTCGAAAGACTGCATACCCCTGCCATAAATTGTAAACATCATGAGGACATTTTGATACATTGGGGTAGACATCGTAATCCCTATAAAATCGTTTGTATTCGTCATCCATCCACTCGGGAAAAAAGTTGACTTTTGCAAGGTATAATTTATCGCCATGTTCAGGTTTTTTATGGATATAATACTTCAGGCGACCTTTGCATTTTGTTACCATTTCTGCTTGTGATGTGATGATTGGTTCTGGAAACTTTTTTTCTTCGTCGATAAAATTCGAATGTACTTGGCAGTGATTCTTTTCAAACTCATCCTTCATAAACGAATATACTTTATAAAATGGTACAAATTCCAAACCCATTTCCTCTAATTCTTTTTGTGTACATTTACAACCACATGGGCATTTTGGAATTTCATCATCTTCTTTTTTAGGTCCATTAGGTTTCATAGAAATTACTTCGTCTTTCCAATTTTCTGGTAAAACCAATTGATGACCAGTTGGCAAATCGTTGATATCATATATTGCAAAATCCGGATCCTTCTTTGCCCATTTTGCTGCATTCGGGGCAATAAAATCCGAAACTTGATCGAATACACTACATATGTCTAAGTCTCCAATTCCGTCTTTGTACACATTCATTCCATCATGCACAACAACACATACTTTTATATTTCTAGCTTGCACTTCTCGTACGCAGGCCCATGTTATATTTGTTTCAATTGCTTTGGTAAGCATACCGATGATCGTTTCACATTTTTTACTTTGCCTCATTTTATTTTGAGAAAAGTCGACCCAATATTTGAATTCAGGTACTTTTTGAATTTGTGATTCAATTGTTTTGATTTCTTTGTGTAGGCCTTGGAACGGCTCGAATCCAGTTTTGAAAACCCCTCCCCAGTTTGCCATAATTGACAATTTATTCTTTATCGATTTTTCACTTTGTTTATTTTTCTGTTGTATCCATTGCGTCATGAAAACCTTCTTGTTCTTTATCCAATCCTCCAACCAAAGAGTAGTGAATTTCATTGTGATCTTTCCATTGGGAGAATCCCATTCTTTCTTTTCGAGTTCACGACATAGAAACAATAATGTTCTCATCCAACATGAACTTTGATCAAAATCAATCGTTTTATTGCCAATCAAAATTGCTCGCAATTGACGCTTTGCGGATTGTAATGTTTGATAATTATTTGCCCAAAGGCGACCTGGTAACAAATTATTATCACTTGTGAATTCTTTACATTTTTCTGAGACTGAATATTTACTAACACTGGATACTTTTGCTCGTTGAAAATGTTTCATTGATTCGACAAAATCTTCAGGATTTGGCTCACCTTTCTTGCGTAGCTCTTGTATTGTACTCTCAATCGCAGCGTCGTTCTTTACCAGTGATTTTATGAATTTTAAACCTCGTTCATCGACTTCTTCGATCAATTCAACAGAAGGTTCGATTCTGATATTGAAAATATCAATTTTTTCATGATGAGCTTGAAACATCTTTTCTTCTAGCAATGGAGAATTATTTTCGACAATTTCATTTTTTTCAAAATTTGAAATCACTTTTGATATAATATTTGATATCATCTTTGATACTATTTCTTTTTGTTCAGGATTCGTTTGCTTTGATTTAATTTGTGTTGGTTGAGTAAGATTGGAAGCATTAGTGGAAGATGACGCCTCTGGATTCTTCGAATCATAAACGGCCTTGAAATAAAAGTACAAATCCACAGCTGTTTTTTCTCCAATCTTCACCGGGGGGTTGTAAATGTAATCCAAAGGATTTTCCATACCCTCCTTCATTGCAAAATTGTATGGGAT